CCCGCGTTCATCGCGAACCAGCTCGGCCATAGCGTCGAGATGTTGCTCTCTACTTACGCAAAATGGATCAGCTCCTCCTCGGATTGGAGGGAGCTGGAGAAGCTGCCGGCTAGCGTCTGATTGGCCAAAAATTGGCCCAAAACAGACGACGGCACCTAAACACACCTCTGGAACCCCCGCAGGATAAGCACTTGATTTCTACCGCTAACATCACCATGCTGTCTAGCACGGGCGTTTGCGGGTGCCGAAGCGTTGGATTCATTGGGCTAAATCCCCCATAGCCACCCACCAAAACGCATGCATTGGTATCAAAATTGGTATCACTTGCCGCGCTCTTTTTCGGCGTTCTGCCGACCGAACACATTCCCCCTCCTCCTACAGCTCGTCACCCCGAGCTGGTCAGCATTGGCTTGCCTCGATTACTGTATATACAAACAGTATTGGTAGGTGGCACCGTGATCATCGACGACGACAGCTTTTCGCTGGGCATGCCCACACCCATGGAGATGCTCGAGCAACACGCTCTTCTGCTCCAGGGAGAGAACGAGCAGCTGCAGCACGACCTTTCCCAGGCGCGGAAGAACATCGAGAAGCTGGTGGTGATCAACCAGGGCCAGGCCGATCAGATCACTCAGCTGAACAGCAGGATCGAGCGGCTGAACTCGGATGTGTCCAGGCTTCACGTAGAAAACACTGCGCTGATGAACAAGCAGCTGGGCGGCTGCTCACCGACATGGGGCGGGAAACCGCCCTAGCCATGGGGATGTATAGGCCCGCCAAACATCCGTAGCTGATACTCCTGAGCCTCAGTCATGAGCGAAACCGCCCGAATCCCAAGGCGCTCCACCTCCTCCGGTGAAGCGTGACCTTTAGCCTCGTTGTATCGGCGAAGCGCATCCAGCGCTTGCTCCATCAACAGTTCCGCCGTCGTTGTCTCCCTGGTCGAACCCTTCATTTCCCTGACCTCTGATGGCACTGCTTACGCGGAGTTGCGAGATTGTCAGTGAAGTGGATGCGCAGGCCTGCCAAGAGCACGGCGCTGATATTCGTGAACTGCCTCGAACAGAGACTCAGCCTCCAGCCGTAAGCGCTCTACCTCCTGGGGTGCGGCGTGGCCTTTGGCTTCGTTGTACTGCCGAAGCGCATCCATTGCCTGCTGCATCAGTGGCTCGCCGGCAGCGATCTTCTCTTCCAGGTCATCCATGATCCAGCTCCCTGCTATTTGGTCAGGGCAGTATAGGATTCAAGTTATTGGAGTGCCCGTTCCTTCCTGCAAACGGTCAACTCAGCTCCAGCTCCCAACGGCAGCTATCGGCCAAAAGCAGACGCTCAAAACCTCTAGAGAAGCAGGCAAGGTTCACCGTCCCCTCATTAAGTGGCTAACATGATCGGTAAACATCGGGATGCGTTCCGCTTGAACCACACTAGGAGAGCAAAGTGACCGCACAGCGATATCTTTTTGCACTTTCCGTCTTGTTCTTCGTCTCCAGCGGACAGGCCATTGCGCAGTCGAGTACCGAATCTCGAGTGGAGAAGCTTGAGGAAACCGTTCGAACCCTGGAGCGTCGCGTAGCCTCACTTGAGGATCAACTGCGCCAGCGAAACGCTGCTCCCTCCATTCCACCAGACAAAGTCAACTGGCGAAGACTTCAAAGGGGGCTATCGGAGGCCGATGTGGAGAGGTTGCTCGGTAGCCCGACGAAGGTAGATGTGTTTGGCACATTCACGATTTGGAACTACGGCGAGGATGGCGGGCGGGTGCAATTCGATGCCAACAGCCGCACTGTCAAGGAATGGCACGAACCGTGATAGGAATCGTAGAAGGCGTAACTCCCCATTCAACGGAACGGCTGTGAGCGGCTGCAATGGGTCGATTGCTGCCGCTGGAGCGATCCACTGACCTTCAGTGCTCGCCGTGATCTGCTTCGAAGGATATGACGAGCACAGTACACGGACGCACCTGCACCATTGGATGGCTCGCCCGCCGCTCTCAGACAACAGCAACAGTTCGCAACGTAACCGCTCAACGTCGAAAGCAACGAGCATCCGGTGTCTTATGTGTGAAATTATTGCTGGGCTTATGGCTTGGCGTTTCTAGAATATTTCTCCCAGAAATAGAAAAATAAGAGCCTGCGAAAGAATTAAAGAAATTCAAGGCGCCGCCGATAACAATAATGGTTTTCAAATCATTTTTAAGGAAGAAAAATGCGCGACGATAGCCATAAGCCTGGCGGTGAAAATTATAACCCTTTCGGTGAAGAAATTTGCCCTTACTGTAAAGAGGATACAACTTTTAGGGAGTGGACTTTTGGCGAAAACATGGGCAGCATATTTAGTGTTGGGGCATCATTCTTAGCAGGTGGCCTTTTTAGCAAGGCTAAAACAGCAGCTGACTTTGCCGTAGACGCAGTTTCTGGCGGCAAGTGGAAGAACTTCATTTGCAATTCGTGCGACAATAAAGTGCATACTTGTGGTGGCTGTGGTTCATATGAACGATATCAGGACTTTGGGGCGAAATGTTCAAAGTGCGGATATACGTGATTTTAAAGCCGAATGACTATTAAACTAATTATGGTTATCACGTTGATCAATCTTTCGCGTGATTGCCCGCGGTCGGATATATTTTTCTCGGCAGATCCTTGCCGTTGACCGAGTTCGGCGGATGGCAGCTTTGGGTCGAAAGCGGCCGGTGGTGGATATCGACAAGGACTGCAAACTTCAACTCACCGCATAACTTCATGCACATAGGCCTGGCAGGCCTGAAGCGCTTTCAATCCTTCGTCACCGTCACCGGTGATGGCGACAATTCGTTGAGCAGCCGCTGGGTCAAGTTCGCCTCGCGAGGCTCCATGAACCACGCCGCCGGCGCCGGTGGTGGCTGGCAACCCACAGCCACCACCCGGGGCGGCGAGTAGGACTGACAGCCGGAGATCAGAAGTAGCGAGGCGATCGCGCAGGCGAGCCTGGTCTTTTTGAGCATTCGTCAGCTCCTGGTAGTAGATTTTGTCGTTGGCCTGCAACTGGTCCTCAAGGGCTCGGCGCCGGGACTGCTCGGCTTCTTGCCAGTCGATCACCGCTACGGCAGTAGCCTCTCGCTCTTGCTCATATGCGCCGGCCTGCTCGGCGCTCTTCACCTGCCACTGGGCATCCATAGTCGAGCGCCCGTGTTGGTAGGTACCCCAGAAAGCTGCGAGCACCAGGGCCAGCGACACGGCAGCGCCGGCTGTGCGAGCGCTGATCACGCCAGCCTCCCGCCTGCGGCGATGTAGTGCGCCAGCAAGTCGTCCAGCTTGCGCTCATGCTGGCCGTACCCGGCCCCGGGCAGGCTGGCCCAGATATTCCGGCACTTCTCGATCGCGGACTGGATGCGGCCGGCGTGCACGTCAGGCAGCGCGCCGCGCTCCTTGATCAGCTGCAGCGCCAGCTTGTCCTGGCTAACGGGCCCGAAGTCGGGAAGCTTCAGCAGGTCGCGGTAATGCGGCCAGTAGCGCTGCAGCTGCTGGTACCGCCCCGCTGCCGTCGATTTGAGGCCTTTGCTGTTCACCGTGACCAGCACGCCCGGGTGATCGGCGTAGTTCTTGAAGGTGTTCGGGCTGTTGATGCCGCCTACGACAACGTCGTAACCGTCGTCGCGACTGTGCTTGCTGGTGGATGTACCCTCCGACCAGGCCAGCATGTCGAGGAAGGCGAGCGCATTCTTGCTGCCCGCCAGTGAGTCAGAAATACGAGCCATGATTTTCTCCAGGCAAAAATAAACCCGCTCAATGGCGGGTGCTGTGGGTGCGGTAGATGTCAGGCCGGAGGCGCTGGCCAGTCGATTGTTGCGGGATAGCCCGGCTGGTCCGGCACGCGATTCAGTGCGATGCGGTATTTCTTCCAGCCTGTGAGTTCGACAGCTTCGGCTTCGGTGGCCACATCGAAATCGACAGCATCCTGCAGCGGTGCAATGGCGGAGTCGGCGACCGCGCGACGCGTGGCAGTCTCGGCGACCACGGCAACCAACAACTGCTCGGCGGATGCCTGGTCTTTCATTTCGCGAGTGACGACCTGCGCCCAGTCGATAACACCTTCGACAGACTGCGAAACAGTAGACGGCTCAAGGCCTGGCAATCTAACCGGGCCGTCAGCGGGGCTGACAATATCGACGGGAAAGCGTGCAGATTCTGGAGCGTCGGCGCGGCAAGGCAACGTGAGCGTGAGGACCAACTCCCCGCCAATACGCTCGACTGGGCTACCGATCCAGTCGGACCATACGGCTTCAGCGGGCAATGTGGCGCCATTCTCCAATCTGCTGAAATCGAACTGGACACCATTTAAGGTGATCGCTTCGCCTTGCTTTGAAACGATCAGGGTCGCGGTTGGCGAAAGCGGAGAATTCGGTGAAAGCTTGATAATCATTAGAACCACCTCCCGATGGCGAGATAGTGGATGTTGTATGACGTTGCAGCGCGCGCAATGGAATCCACGAAGTAAAACCCGCCCCACGCACTGACCCCTGCTGCCCCCATGCCGGCCGGCCAGGTCATATGAGTCCCGCCACTGACTATCTCAATCGAGATCCTTGGAGTGGATGCGAAGGTGGCAGGCATCGCAACTGGCCCCATTGCAACGGTGAAAACATTACCGTTGGCTACGAATGGCCCCTTTGTTGTGTTTTCGCTTCTGGTGCAAATCAACAGCCCATCAGCGAACTTGACGTATTCCCCATTGGCATTGCTGCCGCGCTCGATGATAGATCCGGTCGGGATCCCGCCCGATTGGCTTACCGTGCCAAGTATTGCCGCCACTGCGGCGGCCCCCAGGCCGAGCCCGTTACGCGCGGCGTCCGGCGTCGTGCCACCGGTACCACCCTTTGCCACCGGCACTACGTCCTCGGTCGAGACCGCGCCCAAACCAGCCAGCGTGCTCCCCCAGTCGTTGACGATCTGCCGCAGGCGATCAGCTGACTCCTTCACATAGCCCTGCATAGGTGCCAGGCCGTAGGAGCCATTGGCTACAGTGGCACCCTGGTAGGCCGGGAGAATGCTGAGCACCGCAGCGCTCGTGATGTTGGTGACTTCATACCAGCGGCCATCAGGCCCTTGAAACGCATCGCCCACTCGGGAGTTTGCAGAAAAGTTGGTGCCGTTACCGGTCACCGTGGTTTGGCCGGCCGTGATCGCGACCGTCCCTTGTCTGTACCAGGGCATCGATTGCTCCAATCAATTGAATGGGAAGGGGAGGTTTTCTGTGCGAATAATGAGCGCCGTTGGCCGGACGCTGGGAATGTCGAAGTACAGGTTTACTGTTGCGTTGCCGGCTAGCTGGGTTGTCCTGGTCGCAACGGAAAACATGAACCTCACGCCGCCGGACACGCCACCAGCACCTTCAGATGCTGCAACCGTGTACGGGTAGTAGTTCGAGCCCCAGATGCCACAGCCGCGGGTAAACGTAATAGCTGCGGCAAACTCGCCCGCCGAGATAGGGACAGTGACCCTAGATACGATATTCGCTGGGGCGCCCGAGATAAGCGCACCGTTCGTTGTCACTCCACCGTTGTAGGGCGAGGTCCAATAACCCGGCGTGTAGGGCGTCCCCGGGGCGGGAGGCTGGACCGCTGCGACGATGTTGAGCGGATACTGGAGCGAGTTGAAGGTAAGCACCCCATCCGACTCCCTGAATGTCTTCAGCCCCGCGCCGCTCAGCGTGTCCCGCATCGTGTCGAAGTAGTAGTACTTGGTCGTGGTGGAGCAGCCAACAAAGTAGAAGGTTGTTGTGCTCCCACTCCTTGACGAGCCCGCCGGGCAGCCGTCCCCGCTGATAAAAACTATCGGAGCGACCGCGCCGGTCACCGAGAAGCCAAGAACCGGCTCCATCCGCGAGGTGTCCTCCGTCCAGTTGCCGCCATCGTTAGGATCCAGCTGCCCAGACTTCAAGAGCAGGCGTGGCCACGAAGTTTGCAAGGACAAATATCCGCTCTTCAGCAACCCATAGGTGATCTTCTCGGTATCAAAAAGCTGACTTCCGTCCTCCTTGTAGACCTGCAAGCCTGCCGCCATCAGTAATACCCGTAATGAATGCGGCAGTTCATCGAGTAGAACCCCCAACCGGATTGATAGGAGTATGCCCAGCTGAGGGTTGCGCTCGATGCGCCAATGGTCAGGGTCACCCCCGGACGTTTGCCCAGGGATTTGTTTTGAGCGCTCAAGTCTGAAACCGCGTGAAACAAGGTCTTTCCGGCAGGTGCCAGCGGTATCGTCGCCGAACCATTTGCAGCATTGGTGTCGACATATCCGATCATCTGGCTGATAGAGCTGGTCATGTCGAGCAACAGCAGCTCGCTCGGGTCATAGACCTTCATCCCTGCACTCATACGTTTACCCCCAGATCGATCGCCAGGTTTCCGTTGGCGTGATAGATCCGCACTCTCTGGTTGGTAATCGTCAGCCGCCCTTGGCCTGGGACCGTTCCGTTGATCTCAAGGGTGCCGTTCTTGTTGAGGATCCAGCCCTGCTGGCCGGCCACATAGTTGGTGGAGCTGATGTAGCTACCGATCTTGGCGTTGGTGATCGTGCCGTCCATGATGAACGCGGAGTTCATAAACACCTGACCATCCTGCACCGCAAAGGGCGATGCCAGCGTGCCGTTGATGTCGTTCACTACAGCGAACCGGTCAGCGCTCACCAGAAACTGACTCTGCAAACCAGCGGGCCCGTTCTCGATCCCCAGACCAATTCCCGCAGCCACATACTGCCCCTGGGCATTGAGCTGCATCTTGACCGCCCACATCGTGCTGGTCTTACCGTCCAGCGCGACCTGGGCCTGGCTGATGGTTTGCACCGCCGCATTCGTATCCCCTACGGATGCTTCGAGCGTTTCCTGCTTGCGCACAATGGCTGCATCACGGGAAGCGCTCGCCTTCACCTCCACAGCAAAAGCGGCAGTCGTGTCCCACTGTTTCAGTGCGCCCGCAAGATCGCCCTCAGCGTCGTCATCACGGTAGGACGCACGCAAGGCCTGAAGACTTTCAGCGGTAGCTGTGACCTCTCCGTCGATTTCACTGATCATCGTCGTATTGGTCGATACCTGCTGAGCCAGGCCGTTTGCCGATTCGATCGATTGACCAACGTCGATCCAGAAATCCGCATTCGGGGGGGCATTGCCACCGCCCGGATCCGCTGGGACGTCGTGCATGGCCTGGTAGATCCGGCCGTCAACCACCACCATCTCGCCCTGCTCGTACGCCAGCTCAGGGTCATACGCCTTGAGCCCATCCAGTGCATCAATCTGGCCCTGAAGGCCGTCGATCTTGTCCTTGAGTTCCTGGCCCAGCATGGACTCGTCGATCTCCCCGGAGATCATGTCGAGGATCAAGCTTGCGTCAGAACTAGACAGCCCCAGCACGCCATTGGTAACTGGGTAGAACGGCCCGATGTTGCCAGTGCGATCCACCAGACGCGCCCAGAAGAAGAACGACACGCCTGCAGCCAGACCCTGCAGCTTGTAGTCACTCTGCGGATAGGCCAGATCGGTGAGCTTGGTGGCGGTCTCCAGACTGTTGCTCGGGCTGTACCAAATTTCCGTGCGCTGGGTGTCCTCGGCGCCAGCAGGGAAGCCCCACTTCAGACCAATAGCGAAAAGCTCGCTGGAGGCCGTCAGGTGGGTGACCGCGGGCGGCGCTCCTTCCTTGCCCTTCAACTCTGTCAGGTTGGAGCTCTTCCAGATTGACGAGATATCAAAGGCACTCACCGCCCGAACGCGAGCTAGGTAGGCGCCGGCATAGATGCCAGTCACATCGACCGACATTGAGCCGGTGCGCTGCACCTTGATCCAGTTGCCGTTGTCCTTACGCCACTCCACGTCGTAGGCCACAGCCCCGTTCACGGCGGGCCAAGCGATGGTCATGGTGCTGACCGCGATGCCCTGGTCCACGGCGTAGTTCGAAGTTAGGGTCACGCTCGCCGGCGGCGGAACGACGGTGATCGGGATCACGCTGATCGGCCGCTCTTCCAGGCGGGCGCCGGTATCGATGTGGGCGAACTTGCTTGGGTCGTACTGGACGGCGCTGATCTCAAATACACCGGGCTCCGGCCGGCTGACACTGGTCACGCGATACAGCGGTACGGCCAGGTCATCAGCGTCGAGCGCCCAAACCAGCTCCGATTCAGGCACCGCTGAGTAGGCGGTAGTGACCGTCACCTTGCGACCGGCAACGGATTGCACGGTACGACCCTGGCATGTGCCGTCGGGCAGGTTCAGGATCAACCGGTCACCCGACTTGGCCTGAGTGTCCCGATCCAGGGTGATGGTGCGCCCGCTCACCGCCGAAATTCGCCCGCCAATCGGCCGGCCTGCCAGCAACTCATCCGCCACCGGGATCACATAACCAGGTAGTGGAATACGACCATCAAGACCAACACGAAATGTCACGGCGCGGTCACGGGAATTGGTCAGCAACGCCCACTTGCCGCGGCGCTGCGCCTCGGACTCCCGCGTGCAGCCGATCGCACTGATCTCCAGTACGTTGTCGCCGTAACGACGCTGTAGCTTCTGATCGGTCACCGACGTGACATCGGTGTCATAGCTGATCTGCGGGTTGTCGTAGCTGATAAGGGCGCGACTATAGCGAGTGCGTTCAGATGCACTGGAGTAGGTGAACTTGCCGTCGATGACGTTCGCCCGGGTATAGGCGAAGTCGAAATCGGTAGCCCGTGGCATGTCGGCCAAGCTGATGACCTGACCCTGGGCCCAATAGGTCATGCCGCGGTAAATCGCGCTGATGTCTCGAAGTAGGCTCCAGGCATCGGCCTTGCTCTGCAGGTTCAAGTTGCAGATGAAGCGAGGTTCCTGGCCACCCTTTCCGTTCGACACCAACTGGTCGCAATACTGGGCAATCCGGTACAGCTCCCACTTGTCGACCTGCCAGGCTTTGATGCGCTTACCCAGGCCGAAACGGTCGTTCACTGTGATGCCGTAGGTGTGCCAGGCTGGGTTGTCGGTCCAGGCCTCTTTGAAGGTGCCATCCCACACGCCGGTGTAAGTTCGGGTGCGCGGGTCGTAGTTGCTCGGCACCTGCCACTTGCGAGCATCACACTCCACGGTGACGGCTGGAATATTGCGGAACTGCTCGGACGAGAACTCGATATATAGGAGCGCAGTGTTCGGGTAGCGGATCTTGGCGTCGATCACCTCCGTACGACCAGCAATCTGCATGGTGTCAGCGATCTTGTTGTTGTTTTGGTTCGGCGTCAGCCGGCGAACACGCAACAGCCAGCCCGACGTGGCCTTCGGTAAATCAATGCGCCGTGTACGCTCGTAGACGCTGGTGTTCTTGCCATCGACAGCCTCGCGCAGCACCTCTTGATAAGCCCCACCATCAGTGGCCAGGTCCACCGCATACTCAATGCGGTAACCCTTGACGTTACCGCCGGAATCGATGGACTGCAGCATTGGCCACGCGAAGCGCAAGCGGATGGCATCGAGCTCCAGGCGGTCAATCGCTCGGACATAGGGCGTATCGCTGCGAAGCTCCACACCTTCACTGATCTCGTTCTCGATCGACGGAATGCCCTGAATGTAACCCTGTTCTACTGACCCGCTGCGCCACTCCCATTTCACATTGGGGAAGTTCAGATTTCCGCTCGGGTCGGCCAGAGGGGTGTTATCCAGGTAAATGTCCCGAGCAGTTGGCGTACCCTCAAACTCACCCTCCCCTACGGCGATCAGCATCTTGGCCACGGCAATCGAGCGCAGACTGTCAGGTGCCTCGGTTGGCTGCTTGGGCTTGCTGCTACCACTCTTCGCGCCATGAATGTCCATTTGCAGTGCTGCGCCCATCCTTTCCTCCAGGCGTAAAAAAACCGCCAGGCGGCGGTCGGTGTTCTGTCTGCGGGCTACATCTGGTCTTCGGCGTAGATCGCAGCGCTGATGATCGCGCCGCCCCAACGTCGGCGGCCCAGGCAAAGCGGTACGGGGTTGCCGCTGGCAGTGGTGTTCTTGGCACTACCGAAGGCATAGCCCGGAGTGTTCTCAGGGGCGGCGCTGGTCTTCAGGCCCTTGGCTTGGGGGCTGAGCATCTGGATGACGCCGCCAGCTGCCAGCGCAATTCCCCCTGCCATTAAGCCGTTTGCTGCTGCAAGGGCGGCAGGCGTGCTGCCTGGAACGAAAAAGGATGCAGCGATCATGGCTACACCTATAACTGTCTGGAGTAGGCCGGCACGCTTGCTACCAACAACGACAGGGGCGATCCGTATATCCCCTGCCCCCTGATAGGTGAGCTCACCTTCTCCTATGTTCCTTTTCCCTCGGAATACCGCAAACTCAAGACCACGAGACTTTGCATTTGAAAGGAAGCGCTCGAAGCCAGGAATCTGTACGCACAGGGCTTTGATTGCCTCGGCTGGCGAGCTGACAGCCAATCGATAGCTCTTGCCAAACTGCCGCAATTGGCCGAACAGACGGATAGTAGTAAGAGGCTGATAAAAAATGGCCAGAGCCGACATGCTTTTCTCCAGGAACAAAAAAGCCGCCTTGATGGCGGCTTAGTAGGAATTTCTGCCTTACAGGCAGGTCTTTACCGCCTCAGATACAGTGCCGCGGCCAAGTTGCTGCCAAGCAATCCTCTGGAAATGGGTAACCCTAGCCCCGTCGGCGGTCGTTGTTACTTCGAGCAGTTCGTCGGTTTGCCCGGTTGCCGAACTCCCCATCACCAGACGGTAGCCGTTCTCAGTTTCCGACATAGTCGAACCCAGGTTCAGATCTTGCCACTTGGGGTAAACGCACAGGGCATACTGCTTGCTCGTTTTATTCGTGCTACCCACAAAGACTGGATCGCTGGACTTCAAGTCAGAGGCGGTTGTGCACCCCGCCAGCAACGCCACCGCCAGCATCCCAATCAGAATTCGCATGTGATCCCTCCTTGTTGATAGCAGGAATCTAACACCATCTGTAGGAAGCGCCAAAACCCCGCATAGGCGGGGTTCGTGGGTAGTGCTAGCGTTATTGCGACAACCGATGCGTGACAGTTCAGCCGCCCGCCGCACCAGCCCTCCGAGTAAGGAACATGGCCCTCGCTTTGAGGTTAGCCAGACCGGCTTCCATGAATCTGAACATGTCCATATGGGAAACTGGGATATCTCCGGGTGTAGCCACCATCCCAGTGATCAGATCATGTTGCGAGAGCACGTAGGCATTATCCGGAACCTCTTCAACACTCTGTTCGCCCTTGTGGTTGAAGGCGACGAGGTAGCGCTTGAACGGCTCGCCGATGATCTGGGCCTGTTCACGCTTCGGCAGCAGCTCCCCTTCAATGGTGTAGGCTGCGACGAAATTTCGGGCTGAGTCCAAATTGTCCGCCGGAATGTCAGCAGCGGAGCGCACACCGAACGCAGCATGAACCTGAGACCAAATCTTCGAGATGGCGCGCCGTTGGACCGGCGCGGGTAATCCGGAGACCTTTCCTTTTACGATGGCGCCGAGCATGTGAAAGCCATCTGTACCAATGGTCTGCCCAAGAACTGTCATGGACTGATTTGAGTCACGGTGATTCACGGCACGGCCATCGTTCCAATAGGCCCAAAGCACATCGTCGCACTCGTCCTGATACGCAAGCACGTTTTCACGAAGAGGTTGCTTGACCTTGCTTGCGTGGATCGACATTAGCCAGCCCGGGAGCTTTTTCAGTGGAAGGCAAGCCATTTCATACTGCTTACCATCCAAACCAGTTGTCACCATCATGGTGATAACTGGAGCAAACCTGCCAGCCATTAATTTGCGATGCTGGGTCTGCCAAGCAAGCCCCATTCCCTCAACCACTGGCTTCATTGGAACGAATGGCTGCCCGTCTCGCTCAACGAGCAAAAGCTTGCTTGTACGGAACGGGATGACACTAGATACAGCTGTGCTACTATTCGCCATGACGATTTCTTCCTCGAAGTTGATCTCGTTTCTCGAAGCCTCAGTGTTCCCGCACTGGGGCTTCTTCGTTTTCAGGCTGCCGCCTGCTCTTGCCGTCTTTTCTCCTCCGAAATCAGATAGACCAACTCTGCTGTTTGAGATCGATGGTTCTTCTGCGCCTGTGTTTCGACCCACTGTTTGAGCTCCTCTGGTAAGCGCAGATTGAACTGCGGATCTTTCCTGGCCATGCCTCCCTCCTGATGCATCACCGTTGTACATTTACCGAATGTATAACCGTGATGCATTGCTGTCAATACCACCGTGGTGCATCCTTGCGAATACCTGTCAACCAAACTTTGCGTGGTATTCGTGAGCCGCACCGACCCCCAATTCAATCTGCGCATACCGGAAGAACTAAAGGATCTCGTGGTTGCTGCCGCAAGGGAAAACAAGCGGTCGGCCACTGCCGAGATCCTCGCAAGGCTTGAGCGCAGCTTCTCCGAGCCAAACGAAATGGGCTGGAGTGATAGCGAGCGGCTGAAAGGTCAGGGTATCTTCAAGTCCGAAGCTCAAGAGCAAGCTATGGATGGAATGGTCATCATTGGCGACGAAGCGCATAGAACCTCTGCTCCCGAACTGGCCGAAACAGATAATGAGTCGTTGAAACGAGCATTCAAGGCTTTGAAGGAGCTAAATCAGGTGTTTGGACTTACGGCTGTCCCTGTCCAAAAGGAGCGACCAAAGAGTTGAGTTCGCTGCCGGAGAGGTATGTACCCGAGCAATTCAACACACCTGACCAGGCATCCAGCATGGATGGAAAGCCAGTACCACGCCATCATTCCACCATAGTAGCGTTGCACCTCCAACGAACTGCCCCAGTCCGTTGCTGGAAAGCCCATGGACTGGGGCATTGATGACCTAGGAGGTCGATGTGAACCCAGGACAGACGATTTTCCCTTACGTGATTGTGACCACGAAGGAAGAATACATCCCCGTTGCCGAGAAACATGCCTACCGTGGAGTAGCGGTTGGATGCGGAGCTATTACCTTTCTTTCCGAATCTGACTTCGCCACCATTTACGATGAACTCAAGGCCATTGGCTCTGGGTTCGCGCTGATTCTTGCCGACAACCTCAACTTCTTCGGAGATGGAAACTTCGCTCGAGTGTTCGGCAGCCTCAGGTGACCTTGAAGCTGCCCCCAGTGAAGAGCAGCTTGCCGTTGATGACCTCGATTTTTCCCCCTTCACCCAAGGTATATGGGCCGTTGAGCAAGTACTCGGCGCGCCCATCCTGCACATCCACCTCGATTGGTGCGCGATCAGGAGGGTTGCTAAGGTGCCGACGCCAGGCGATGGTAGTCTGATACGGGCCAGCTTCATCCACGGCCCAGGCGAAACTGGCCCCATCTGGGCCAGATAGCAACTGCGCGGTAAGGCCAGGCTTACCGGTGTAGCCGCGTCGGTACCCGTTCGGATTTTGGCACTTGCCGCTGATGGTGAAACGGTCGACCTCCTGCTCACCATCTATGATCGCAACCACGGCCTGGGCGCTGCACGCGTCGCTCCCGTTCATCGTGAACAGGTCAAAAATCGTCAGCATGTAACGCTGCATGTTCTTCTCCTGCGGCCTTGCCGCTTCACTTCGCGTCTCGATGGCGCAACACAAGGCGCGTCCGGTCGAGCCATGGCCCGCCGAACACGATAATTTCTGATGGCCTGCCGTACAGGTGGTGCAGCAGGAATGGCCCCTGGCCAAACACCTGGACCTGCTCGCCCGGTAGTTGCGGGTCAGTGCCCAGGTAAATCCCGGCATGGTTCGGGTGCGCCGTGCGCCCCACCTCCATGACGATCATGTCGCCGCGCTGCGGCCGGTCGACCTGGTAGAACCCCGCCGCCTCGTAGGCTTGCTCGTACAAACTTGGCCCGGCTGCCCGCTCCCACCACCCGTCCTCCCGGGCATAGGCCGGGAACTCCAGCCCCCACTCCCGCTGGTACCAGTCCGCGCAGGCCTGCCAACAGTCCCAGGCACCGTGCACGAATGGCCGGCCAAGCAGCGGCACGCTGCCACTTGGGGTGATAGTCCGAAGGTCACCCTCCGGCCAAGACAAGATATGCCAAGGCAGCGCTGTGGCTTCGCACATCGCCAGGTCGCGCGGTGACGGCCTGCTGGTAGCGTCAGGGTGAGAATGCACAATGCCGATCACTTCGCCCTGGTCTTCCGCGGCAGCGTACTCCTCCGGCGCGATCCGGAACTCTTCGCCCGGGTCGCTCGCAGTGTTGGTGCACGGCACATAGATCTGCTTGCGGCCTACGGCCAGGATCAGACCGCAGCACTCGCGTGGGTACTCAGCCGCGGCGTGCGCTTGCACGGCGGTCAGGATGTGTTTGCGCATGGTCAGCTCCGTGCGATCAGGGATACGGCCGGGAAGCCGCCGAAGGAAAGCTCGTTGGTTTCGCCGAAGCGCAACTTGCAGGAGCTGAGGCAGCCCTTGCACTGGTCCTTCGAAGGGTCGTCCGTGGGGTTGTCCTCGTCGTCGAACATTGCGGCGCCGGTGTAGTTGCAGTCAGGGCCCCGATAGCCATTGGTCATGGCCCAGTGGCAGAAGGTGGTCATCTGCCGGCCCGGCAGACCAAAGCCGTCGATTTCGCCCGGTGAAGAGAGCTCCCACACGACCATCTCGCCGTCTTCGCCGGTCTTCTGGTCGATATACCAGATCTCGAGCGCTTCCTGGGTCGGGTCCGCTTCGGGATTACCGCCCGGGAAGTTCTCAGCATCCAGGTACTGGGCAAGGGTCTCGCGCACGGTCAGCTGGAACTTCAGCAGGTCGTCGAACGCCAGGCACAGCGCAGTGATACGGCCGTTGACGTTGCCGGCTGACAATGTCGGCCGGGTTGCAGAGCCGTTGCTGTCCGCCCCAATACCTTCGATCTGCACTGGCCAGGCCGCATACTCGTTGCCCTGCCAGAAGATCGACTTGGCCGGCAGTTGATCGGCATCAGCCCCAGCTGCAGCCAACTCTTCCGGCGAGTGTGGGATCGCATGACCGTGGAAACGCAGCACGTCGGCACCGTATTCGGAGCCGTCTATTTCGAAGAGGATCACCTCGTCGCCGGGCTCCAGCTTCTGGATATCTCTGATCAGGGGCATGGGTCGGCCTTACGGATGGAATGTCTGAGTGAAGGTTGCGGTCAGGGCGTAGATCAGGCCGCCGCGATTGCTGAGCTGATAGCCGGCACACTTGTATAGGCCCAACTCTCCCAGCGGCGGCGTCCACAGAAAGGCCTTGGCACCCTTGTGGCGATCGAGGAAGGCCTTAACGACCTTCACTCGCTCCTTGGTGCCGGTGTACGTGATAGGCCAGGACTGCGAACGATTGTTCAAGCTTTCGCCCACTGACTGCTCGTATCCATCCGCGAAGCGTTTGGTCCGAACCGCAAAGGTGAACTCGCCCTGATCGCCGGACTGCAGCCGCCAGGTGTATGTCTCGATCGCCATCAGCGCCCCTTCAATGCAGTGTTGATGCGGCCACCCTGCCTGAGATCCTTGGCCATCATCTGGTTGTACTTTTGCTCGACAAAAGTCGCGAGCTCGCTGCCGAACTGCTCGTATCCAGCGGTATCGGTCGACGAAGCGGCGTTTCCTTCGCCATCAATGCTCACCGACACATGGATCACCGTTCCACCTCCCCCACCAGCAGCTGCGGCCGAAAAAGGCCCGGTTCCGAGCGGCGTGATCGTGCCGCCCTCAGCCCCCATCATCAGGTAGGTCTTCCCTCCCTGATTCAGCAGCTCCGGACCCAGTTCGTTGACCTGGTAGAGCGAGTTCGCCGCTACCGGGCCGCCGACGGCACGTTGACCAGAGACAAAGCTGTCCATGATCTGCGGGCTGTAACCGGCCTGAGTGGAGCCTGCTGACGCCGGTGTACCGCCGCCACCGAACCAAGCACTCAGCGCGCTACCGCCGATGCTCGACAGCAGGCTGGAAGAAGCCTGTCGGGTAGCAATCCGAGCCATATCCGCAAGGATCGACTTGGTGAAGTCCCCGAACGAGAACTTGCCGGATATGGCGAAATTCGCGACAGCATCTTCCATCGAGCTGAAGGCGTTGGTGAACAGGCTCTTGGTCTGGCCGGCAACATCCCGTGCCGACTCCAGGTAGTTCTGAAAGGCCGACGACGCGCCAGCGCTCCAGCTGCCCTGGGCAGCGGTCATGTCGTTGTAGTTGGCGATCGCAGTTTCCTGCATGTCCCGCTGGGTCTTGTCGAGCGCCGCCAGCTTCTGGTTGTACTCGTCGAGGCTCATGCCGCGGGAGCCATCACCGTACTGGTTGGCCAAGTCCAGTTTCTGCTGGTTGATCCGGTCGGTGATACCGTTCTGCTGGTCCTGTAAGCCGCGCTGGCGGTCACCCAGGCCAAGGCCTTCAGCAGATCGCTGCCCCTGTGAGCGCAGCGCCTCCACCTGCTGGCCCAGCGCGCTGGTGTAGGTCTGCACCGCCTGGGCCTGCTTGCGCAGTCGCCCTTCCTCGTTCGTGGCCAGTACCGCCAGTTCCGAATCGGCGTCCTTCTGCGCCTTGACCATGTTGGCCCGGGCATCGGCAATCTTCTGGTCCAACTGGACCCGCTGGGCGGCGGAGGTGTCTGCCTTGCCCTTTACAGCTTCTAGCGCCGCAATCTCCGCCTGGTAGGCGTTGGTTACCTCGCCCTTCTGCTGCTCGATGATCGCCGCGCGCTGTGCCGCGTACGACTCCTGGGAGATGATGCCGGCCTTCTGGGCTGCATCCAGCTCCTTCTGGTGGTTCTTGTACTCGGCGAGAATCGAGGTGAGCGAGTTCTTGGAGTCGTTGAAACCGGCCAGGTTGACCGATCCGCCGCTGACAGGTTTATCGGCAAACTGCTTTTTGGCGGCTTCACGGAGCTGATTCAACTCAGCCTCGGTATAAATCCTGCCACCATTCCCGGAAGCCGAATCCTTGGCCAGTTTGCCGATCTCTACCAATCGTACCTTCAGCTTCACCGCATTGCTGTCGCTGGCCTTCAGCTGACCGTTCAGCGCGTCCTGGGCGAGAATCGACTTCCTTTGGCTTTCCCGGTACTCCTCAACGAACTTGACCCTGTTCTGCTCTGCCTCAATCTGCATCTCCAGAAAGGCAAGCTGCTTCTGGTCGTTCTCGGTGTCCCGGGTTTCGATTCCCATGGCAGCGGCGCGCCCACCACGGCCCTGGTTGGTCTGCAGCCGCTGGCGAATCACCTCCGCCTGCTGCTCCAAGGTCTGCGCCCGACCAACACCCAGCGTGGCGTCGAGAGCCTCAGCAGCGGCACTCTTGATTCCTTTCCAGGCGCTTTCGATCAGGCCGAGGTTTTGCGTGACCTCTCCAGTTCTGGTCCTGATGGCGTCGGCGTAGCTGTCGGTCAGCAGTCTGGTTGCGCCGATGGTGTCGCCCTGCTCCTTCAAGGCCACGATCTGCGAGTAGACGGATGCCGTCAGGAAGTTGTACTGGTCGTTCAGCTCTTTGGCGGCCGCGACTGGGTCTTTGGCGATCTTGGCGAACTCGGCAACAGTTTCATCGATGGAACGGCCTGTGGCCTTTTCCATACTGATTGCGGCTTCGGTGATCGCTTCGAAGCTAACGGTAGCGATTTTCCCATTACCGGCGAGCTTGGTCAGTACTTCGGCCGCGGCGCCAGTTGTGCCGATAGTGGCACTCACCTGCTGGGCCATGGATGCCAGCTGATCGGCGCTAGTACCCGCGGCGTTTCCGGTGAAAATGATCGCTTTGTTGTACTCGTCGGCCTCCTGGCTGCCCTTGTGGTAGGCCAAGGCCAGCGCACCGGCGGCAGCGGCAGCGACGGTGAACGGGTTGACCAGGCCAAGCACGTAGCCGCCCAAGGCCTTCGCCGCCGGCCCGATGCCGCCGAACATATCCTTGAGCTGGCCGCCCTGCTGCAGCAGTACGGTCAGCGGTTCCTGGCCGCCCTGCAGCGAGACAAAGATGTCGGTGAACTGCGCCGGCACACCACGGAGCGCCGCGGCGTTTTGTTTGGCGGTATTACCGGTGCGAGTCAGCGAATCGTCAAAACGGGTCAGCACCTCTCGGGACTGCTGGATCTTGCCCTGGTACTCGCTGAAGATCTCGGGGTCGAGGAACTTCTTCTGCTTGGCCAAGCGGCTTTCCAGCTCGTCCAGGCGGCCCAGCGCTTTAACCGTCGGATCGATCTCGCCGAGCAGCTGGCCAAGGTCATCAGCCTGCCCGCGAAGGGCCTGGCCAGCCTTCTTCGCACTCTGCTCGACACCAGCAGCAGCCTTTTCGGCGCGACCACCAGCCTCAACCAGCTTGTCCAGGTCCGTCGCGGCGTGCGCGGCATCGCCGGAATCAACCCGGATGCCCAGTTCGGCAATGGTGGTCATGCTCTACTCCACTGATTCAGCCATGACGGCCAAGGCCTCGGCCTCCATAACGCGGAGGTCGGGAAAAATGTCGGGAAGGTCGCGACGCTTGATACCGAGCATCGAGGCGATGGCCGGGATGATTGAGTAATCAAGACCCGAAGCACCGCCCATACCCGTCCGCCACTGGGTGGACATTGCCTCGAACAGGCGAAAGGCTGGCCAGGCGTCCGGCCAGACCTCTACCGCTTCCTCATCGATGTCGTCCGGCGTAAGCCCCAAGACCGCTAGCTGCTCGGCAGACGGGCCACGCTCATAGCAGGCTCGGGCCGCCGCCCTCAGTTTCCCAAGCGAGCCGGGCTGTATGCATTCTGGAACACCTCGATGACAGTCCTTGGCGCACTCGTGCAGGTACGCACCAGGTCGAGGATGGCATCGTCACTGAACGCGTCGTCGAGATCCCAGCCGACCAAGATATCCTTGAGCTGTTCGGCCTGAAGCTGGATCTCGGCAGCCGTGGCCTCCTTCCAACTGATGCCCTCTTCCTTTGCCTTGTCGGCCCAGGCGTCGCGGGCTGTGTTCCAGCGATCAAACATCTCGGCCAGAGCGACACGGTCCAGATAGCGGAAATCGAAGCTGACCGTTACCGGGTCGGAGCCAACACGAGGAATCTGCACATCAGCCTTGAAGGTTGGGTCTTGGGCAATCTTGATCTTGGCCATGGGATTCCTTAGGCGCCAGCGAGGTAACGGAGGGAGCGAGCAGACAGGCCGACACTGATGGTGCGCGTCATGACGTTGTTACGTTCCATGGTCGGATCGGGAGTGATGCTCACGTAACCCGGATAGAGGATCTGGTCGCCATTGCGCAACTTCATGCGGATCACCGCGAGCTCTTTGGAAGCGTCGTAACCCTCGACGGCCTGCACGTATGGGGCGGCTGGCTGGTCTTCGACCACGATCGACAAGGTGGTCGGGCTTCGGTTGGTGGGGAACTGCTTGTCGTCGTCATCTTCCAGATAACCAACGGTCGCGTACTGCTGCTCGCCACCGGCCGAATTGAACGACGTGACCTTCGAGATCTGAACCCAGTCGGAAAGCGGGTACACGGACCCCGCACCAGCGCCTGCGGTGAATTTTTCTGCGTCGCTGGTATCGAGGCCGGCCAGGGAGAAAGCGTCATCGGCGACGTTGGACGCTTTGACGGCGCGGTCGCTGATGAGCGCCCAACCGGAATTAACAAGCAGTACGTCGCCGTTCTGGATAGTGTGACCGGCAGCGGTCGCCACCGGCGGCTTTGCGTTGGTGAGTGCCGAGAACGCTACGGCGGCGCCAATGACTCTGGCGATCTCGAGCGTAGCTCCGTTCGGCAGCGGGAAGCGTGCGGCCATGGTGTATTTCCTCATTGATGCCCGCCGGGCGGCGGTTGGTTATGCCCCAGCGGGCGGTTGGTCTGCGACACCCTGGTAGGTGACGCTGGCCGGGACCGTGTAGATCGCCGGCTCGGTGATGGTGGGCCCCTGCTCTAGCGGCTCGACGATCAGTCCTTCGAAGCCGTTGCGGCTGAGCTCAGTGTCGACGCGAAACAGCGTGCTGAGCTCATCGACCAGAGTCTCGGCAGTGGCCAGGGCCTGGCCCGCCGGGCAGACGATGCTGATCTGGTAGATGCCCCGGTACTCATAGGCCTCTGCAGCCAAGTAGCGGGTGATGGTGCTGGCCGGCAGTAGGAAAGCCCGGAGGTAGGTTTCGCCCGGAGCGGCCTCGAAGCCCTCCTCCATGTGCGCAACCCGGATCGGGCGAGCGGCTGCCCAGGCGACCAGTTTGATCTCAATCGCCTGGCGTGCGCGCGCGTGGCTCATACCTGGTTGCTCCTGACGGCTTCTTCGACGATGGCCTTGAAGCGTGCCAGTGTTACGCGGACCATCCCGCCTGGCGCCTGGGTCGAATGGCCGTATTCGAGAGGGATTGCGTACGGCAGGTTATTCACGATGTAGGCGGTCTGGCCGACCGTAAGCGCCGCGACCTGCGCCTTCAGTTCGGCGATGGTCTCATTACCAGATCGGTCGATCCGATCGAGCTCGCCAGTTACCGGAGCATCGATGGAGAATTGCCAGTTGCCACGGAAGCGCCCGCCGACATACCCCTGGCCCGCCACAAAACCATTCACAGAGAAGTTCTGCTCGCGCTCTGCCTTGGTCAGCGGCCTGGCGTACCTGACGCTCTTGCGCAGCATACCGGCCTTGGTGAAGTTGTCCTGGTTCAGGTTGATCAGGGTGTTGCGCACCGCGACCTTGAAGTCGTACTCATCAGCGGCTTTGTTGGCCCTGGCCCGGTGGGCCACGTTGGCCGCCCATAGCTCAGGATTACCTACAGGCGACATGCGGATAACGCTGCTCCCGATCTCGATCACGATCTCGCGGAAGGTAGCGTCCAGGGCTTGCTCCGCCTGCTCGGCGAATGCCCGTATGGCTTCAGCGAAGCCGCCCTGCTGCCCGCCGTACCGCTGGGCCATGTGTGAGCCGCGCGCCATTTCACTTCCTCAACTGAATGGTCCAGGTCGCCTGGGCCGGGTCCTCGGAAACGTTGAGCGCGCGGAACCCGCTCACCTGGTCGCCGATCTTGGGCGCCGCCGTAACGTCGGTGACGGCGCCAACCTGCACCTCGAAAAGCTCGTTCTGGAGCACCAGCAGCCTCACGTCCTCGGTTAGGATGCGTGTGCCGTCGATCTCCTTGGCCAGATAGCTGCCGAACACGCCACGACCGGCGTAGTGGAAAGTCGAGGCAGGCACCGTCCCACCGATATCCGGGTCGTAACCGCCCTTCACCGTGCGGGATCCAGCAACGGGCTTTACCGTGTCGGCCAGCCCATCAGGATCATCAAACGCTTCCGCCAGGTCTGCCTGGATTTCATCGCGCATGCCCATAGGTCATGTCCTCTTGAGCATCACGGTGCCAGAGCGGCGGATCCATGGAGCGATGAGGTCAAGGGCGAAGTTTTCGCCAGCTGAGCGGTCGACGGAGCCCGCGACATAGGTCTTGCTGGTCGAGGTGCCAGATTGGGCCGACACCGACTTGCTCTGCACCTCGCGCTGGGTGTCCTTGTAGAGCTTGCCGGCCGCAGCAAGCTTGGCCACTTGCGCGCCAGCGGTAACGATCGCGTTCGGCACCGGATCTGGCACCGCCCGCTTGATCTTGGCCGTGAGCCAGCCATTGGCCATGGAGACGGCGAGAACTGCATCACCGTCGCCTGACCAGCCCTGCCCGAGCGCCTGGTCGACGTCAGCAACGGTGATGAAGTCGGTCATGGCTTATTCCTTCGACGGGATGAGGGCCTGCAGCTCGGGCTTATTGAGGGCGGCGTCGAAGGTGATGCCCTGGGCCGTCAGCCAGGCTTTCAACTGCGGGACCTTCATCTTGTGCGGGTCGGTCTCATCGTCGCCGCCGCCCTCGTCGTCGATCGCTTTGTCGATCTCCGCTTGGCTACTGACCGAGGCATAGCCGTTCGGCGGGTAGGCCGACGCCTTGTAGCCCTCCGCTACCCACTGGGCGATGGTCGGTCCGTCCAGCCGCAGTCCTTCTTCGATCTCGCTGACGCTGATGCCCTGTCGCTGGTAGGCCTCGCCAATATGCGGAGCCTCGCCTTGCACAGACACCGAGGTCGCCCCGTCGATCACGCCGAAGAACTGATCCAGGCGGCGATAGCAGGTGCCGCGCTCGCTGCCCGGGGTGTTGGTGTAGATGACTTTCATGCTGATCTCCTGCGCAGGGCGCCAGGTCGTCGCCCCGCATCATGGGGTCAAAGGGTGGCGGTGCCGCTGATGACTGCGGCGAACGGAACCTGCTTGCGGTCGAAGACGCGCTTCCAGTTCGCTGCTGCGGCGTACTGGGCTGCGGTCGGGCTGAGGTTGCGGTTCTCGCTGCCCTGCCAGCTGAAGCCGGCCGGCTGCAGGATGAAGGTCTTGCGCTCCCACAGGACCTCGGCGCCACCACCGTTGCCGCCGCTGGGCTTGCGCTCCAGCTCGACCGGCTTGGTCGGGTCACCTTCGCCGTAGCCGAAAGCCCCCTGGCCGAAGAACAGCGACAGGTACTGGCCCGGTGCGTAGGTGAGGCCGTCGTCCATGAACACCGGCTTACCCAGGTAGGTCGCCAGGATGATCTTGCCCTGCGAGTCGCGCAGGTACTCGATCATGTCCTGCTTCACCATCTGGTTCATGACGACCGAGTGCACGCCGATGGCGGCGAACATGTCGGCGGCATCGCCAGCGGTGAAGGCGGCGTCCTGGAAGGCATTGGCGCTGATCGAGGCGCCCGAGTCCTTGACCATGTCGCCGCCGTTCTGGGCGATGTTGGCCGCGATGATGCCGCGGCCGGCACCCATCAGGTAGCGCTGCCACTGGCGGGTCCAGTAGGTGCCGAAGCGGTTGCGGATGTGCTGCATCGGCTCGGAGTTGGCCAGCTCGGCAGCGAGATCGGAGACGCCGTAGCCTTTGTTGAGGTACAGGGTCCGGGCACGCATGCTGCCCTGCTCGGCCTTGCCAACCGCGCCCTGGTCGTCAGGGTCGTCGTTGGAGATGTTCGGCGCCTCGTCGGCGTCGAGATCCTGCCAATAGCTGATCTCGGAGGTGCCCTGGCCGTTCTTGGCGATGTCGTCCAGGGTGGCCGAGCGGGTGATGATGCCCGATTCGAAGACGGCGGTCTTCTCGGGGGAGTTTACCGGCTCCAGGGTGCCGTAGTAGTCGGAGACAAAGATGTCCGACAGTTGGGTGGTTGGCATGAGTTAGGTTCCTCGGGTGGCTTGGAGTTTTTTGAACGCTTCGGGGTTGTCGCGAGCGATCGCGGCGCGCTCGGTCTCGGTGTACTCACCCCATTTCTTCGTGGCCTTGCCACCGTTGTCGCCGGTCTGCCCGGCACCCTGAGCCCTTGGCCACAGGTGGGTTGCGGTCTCGCGCAGCGATTCCGCCCATTCGAGCGGAGACAGCGGGGTCTTGCCGTCCTTCCCATACACGACTTCGCCGGCACGGTCGGTGGCAACGGGCTCGCCGTCTTCGCTCAGTTTGAAGGTGCCTCGGGCGCGGAGGATGATGTCCTCGGCAGCCTCAGGCAGCGCACCGGCCTTGATGGCGGCAGCGCGAATGGAGTCAGCCAGCACCTTGTCGCTGTACTTGGCAGCGAAGGCTTCGGCCTTGTCCGCACGCTCGTTGGCGGCCTTGACCTGCTTGTCCAAGTCGGTGCGCAGGCGCTCGGTGCGGCGGCTGATGACTTCGTCCAGCTTGCCCTCGGCGATCAACTTGGTCTCTTCGTCCTGACCAGCCTTGGCCAGCAGGCCCTTGACCGCTTCGAGGTCCAGGCCGTCGAACTGGCCTTTCAGCTTGTCCAGTTCGCTCTTGATGGCCTTGTTGGAGCCGATCAGCTCGGTGTTTTTGGACTTGAGGCCCGAGACCTCGCCGTCTAGGAATTTCTGCACCTCGCCGCCCAGCGCTGCCTTCAGCGCAGCAGTTTGGTTTTCGTCGAGGGTGAGGCCGTGGGCGGCCGGGTCGAAGTCAAAAGGCATGTGGCTATCCCCTTGGGATTGGATGGGCCCGCCTTGCGGGCATAAAAAAACCCGCTATAAACGGGCTGTAACTGAAACGGATGAGGGTTAAAAAATGCCGCGCTTGGATACGCGACTCGAGAGCGAAGGCGCCGAGTTCCTAGTACTAGGGCATCTGCTTTTAAACCGGATAGCGGCTTACAAGACGTACACGAACATGCCCGGATACGACTTAATTGCCACCAACGCCGAAAACCACACGTCTGCAAGGATCCAGATCAAGAGTCGCTGGAGAACTGGAGCAAGCGGCTTTCCGATTAAAAACTTCGACTGCGACTTCGTTGTGGCTGCGTTCTTGAATCGCGGCTCAAAGGACCAGGCGAAAGAGGTTTTGGCACCGGAGTTCTACGTTTTCCCCGTGGCCGTGATCAGCGCACTTCCACGATCAGCTGACTGGGGCAAGGTTTCTGTGCGTGGCTTGCCAGGTCTTGGCGACTACAAAGAAGCCTGGCACCTCATTCGGGATTTTCTCAACCAGCCAATCACAATCCGGCCCGCTCAAACGCCAACGGTTCCAGCTCCTTGAGCTGATCGAGAGTCAGCGGCTTGAAGCTCTTGTCCAGTTGCAACGCGGCGAAGCGTTCGGCCGTCAGGCCGCCATCGCGGAACAGCTTGGCGCGCACCGGCCCCAGCGCCGCATCCTGAAACGCTGCTGGCTGCGTTTTGAGCCACTGGTAGTAGCTGAGCTCTGCCGAGACCTGAGCACCTCCACCGGCGCCCACCGATGCGCGCGTGGCACCTTCAGCGAACAACCCGGACAGTCTGGTCACAGGCACTGTGGTTGATCGACAGTTGACGTGCGCCGGCGGCAGCGGCCCCTTCCCTACCTCGAACACTCGACCGTCCATGCTCTTGCAAAGGGTGCTGGTCTTGCGGTCAAGCGTCGACACCCAGCGATAGCCCGGTATGACATCGGCGTTTGCCTTGAGCGTCTCCATGCGCGCCGTGGTGGCCACATGCTGGACTGCGGTCTGAACAATTGAACGAGCATTCCGGTTGCTGACTGCTAGGACGCCATCAGTGAAGTTCTGTGCCGCGGTACCGCGAATGGTCTGGGTGATCTCGGCGTTAGTCTGCCCCTGCACCACGCCAAGCCTGATGGCGTTCGTTACCCTGTTCGACTCGGTGCGCGTCCAGCCGTTGAGGAACGATTTGAGCATTGTGCCGCCGTCGATCCCCGACACCTGCAGCGGCTGCGTGTTGATGGCCGCCCTGATCAGGGAGTCCGCTGGCATCGCCGCGTCGATCAGCAGCGCCTTCGCCAGGCTGCGACCCTCGAAGGCGGCCTCATACAGGGCGATGTCCACCAGGTCGGCCTGCATTCGGTCGCCGAACGCCTTGTAGATCTCCAGCAGCTTGCCGCCTACCCGCCCCAGGAACTCTTCAAGTCGACTGCGACTGTAGGTCGTCAGCTCCTTGCGGGTGAGCTGGTCACGAACGTGGGTGTCCACCTTCCGCAGAACAGTCTCGAACTTCTTGACCTCGCCCACCTTGAGCCGCTCAAGCAGAACCGAGTGGCGGCTTACCTGCTCCAGCAGCTTCTCGTCCGCCGTCTGCTCCAGTTTCGTCGCCATTGTCTTTGTCCAGGTTGATGCCGGCCGACTCGCGCTCGTCGCTGATCAGCTCTGCCTCTTCGTCGTAGGGTCGCTCCGGCAGCTTGCCGGTGGTGAGGTACTGCCAGTAGGTTTCAGCGCTGATGGTGCCGGCCATGACGCTCTTCTGCAGCTCGGCCAGCACCTGGGCGTTGACCTCTGGGATCACAAACTCCGGCTTGACCGTGAAGACGACGTCATCCGGGTCGTAGCCTGTCCACTCCGCCGCGTACCGCAGTGCCTGTTCAATGGCTGCCGCCGCGGTGATGACGATACTGTGCAGCGTTGCGTGCTGGTCGTTCTGGCGCGTCTTGCGCGCTTCGCCGGACTCAGTACCGGACACGTCCATAACCTTGGCGCCAGCTTCCAGAGCGGCATTCTTCTGATCCTCCATAGCAGTCCGAACTGCCTGGATGCCGGCGCCCTGAAACTCCAAGTAGCCGCATTGACCATTCGGACCTAGGTCCCAAGCCGCAGAGGGGCCGGTGACGCTTAGCTCGACACTTTCATCGAGCCCCGCCACCCACGGCTGCGGGTGGCTGGTCTGGTGTAGCGCGGTGAAGTAGTCGGCGCTGAGCTGATAGGACTTCTTCGCGGCCCGTGCCATGGTCAGGAGCGGGATCTCGTCCACATCCGGGGAGTTGTCGGTCGATCCGCAATAGATGACCGGGATGTACTCCAGGCCGCGCACCAGTTGGTTGTCGGTGCCGACAGTACCCAGAGGACGCGCGCCCTCAATCAGCTCGCCGGCCTCATTGCGCACGGCGGTGAAGCAGACCTCACCATCCATGTAGAACTCGCGGAAAACCGTCACGCACTCATGGCTGTAGCGGTCCTCTACATCCTTCTTCCGAAACTCACGGAACACCGACAGAACCAGATCCTGGCGACCACCCTGATCGGCGGTGTCCCAGTTGATAGCGTTGCGCACGGCGTAGGTGGAGAAATACGGCTGCCCCGCGTCGTCGACGTTGACCACCAGCGGTACCCGGCCGTGGGAGATGGCCTGGCGCACGATACGCAGGAACAGCTGGGTCAGACCAAACCCGTCGGCCGTGGCGTTCTCCTCCAGCTGCTTCAGTCCGGTGGGTAGCTTCACCTCGGGAATCAATCGTGAGACCAAGCCCATCATCGATCGTAACGAGTCGCGTACCCAGTGCTCGTACTGCGCGCGATCGGTGTAGTTGCGGTAGAGGTAGGTATTGCCTTGTCCGTCCAGTTTCTCGGCCTCGACCATGCCGCTCGGCTTGGGCAGATTGCGCGGACTGCGCTTGATAGCGCCCTCGCCCTCCAGGGCGTCATCCATCATCCGCCACTCTTCGATGTGAGCGTCGTAGTCTGGGTTGGTAGATTGAACAGGCATTACGCCAAACCTCCGATACGGCGGACACCGCCTGTGCGTTTACGTCGCGCCATGGCAACGGCGAAATAGCGGAAACCGTCGGCCGGGTGGGATGACCAGTCGTGCAGTGGCTTGTCCTTCCAACACCCGCGCTTGTCGTCCCATTCCTTGCGATAGCTCTCCAGGGCGGTAATGCCCTCTCCGCATTTGGCTTCGTCGAAGGCGCAGTTCGGTAACACTTCTCGCGCCTGCTCGATGCCTTCATCGATGCCGAGCTTGGGCACGACCAGGAATGTCATCCGGTACTTTTCTCCGTCGATCTCATAACCCTCGCGGGCCAGCTCTCGGCGGGTCTTGCCATCGCTGCCAAACTCGCGATTGTCGATGTCGTGCGGCCCCCAGTGCTCACCGTAGGTGTAGCCGCGGTCCTTTAGCACCTTCATGTAGTGCCGTAGGCCTTCGCCGCTGTTCTGATAGAAGTCGACGACGTGGTATTCCTCGCCAACGATCCGGACAAACCAGATAGCGGTCGAGTCCCCCACGCCGATATCCCAAAATGTGTGCACCGGCAGGTGGCTGTTGTCGGGCAGCTTGCCGATGCGCTGGGCGGCGTAGAGCTTGGTGAATTGCTTGGCGTAGTACGCGCCTTCGATCGTCTGCTGGAATGCTTCAGCAGGGATCGACGGGTACTCACGCTTCATGTCATCGCCGAGCGTCTTTTCCTTGGCGCTGTACCAGGCACGCTGGCCTGGGTTGGTGACGATGCCGTGCTTGGCGGCCAGGTCGTCGAAATACTTTGTCAGCCGATCCGGGATGGTGACATCGGTCGGGTCAAGCCAGTACAGCGGGTTCCGCCACCAGCTGAAGAAGAAGAACTTCCAGTCCAACAGGCCAAGGGGCACGCCGGCCAATTGCTGCTTCTCGGCAGACTGGCTGTAGTCGAAGAAGTACCCGGCCCGGCCTTCTGCCGTCGACTCGATGGTGACGAAACACTCAGCGGCCACAGCCTCAAACGCACCGGTGACGATCTCCCGCGCCTTGTGCGGGAACTTGGCGCAGATCTTCCCGAACTCGGACACATGCAGGTAACGCAGTGTGCCGCCCCGGAACGAGGTGGAGACGTAGAGCGATCCGCCCTTGCTGAACACCAGCTCACCCGCGGCGTCGTTGCGTGCCGGATTGGCCGCCTTGATCTCCTTGGGCAGGTGGTCGTAGGCGTACTTCACCTTCTCCCTGAACAGGCGCTTTGCGTCGTTCAGTGTGTGGGCGATCAGCGCGCACTTTGCCGCCTCGAACAGCGCTGCATCCAACTGGACGATGCACACCAGGGTGGTGAACCCCAACTGCCGCGCCTTCAGGATGATGTTGCGGGTATGCATCCCCTGGAAGTAATCGACCTGCTCCTGCGTCATGCGGAAGCAGACCTTCTTCCCCTGCTTGTCGGTGATGAAGTACAGGTTGTTCAGCCGCCAGAACCGGTCCCGGAGCAGTTTCAGGTGCTCGGGCTTCATGGGTCAGGCTTCCTTCGATAGTTCATCCATCAGCTTGGACAGTTCGTCCGCTTCGTCCGTCTTCTCCTTCTCGTCCAGGCCGAATGCCTGGCGCTCGAGCACCTGGAGGTTCTTCATTGCAGCTGACAGCTGGAACAGGGTCTTGGAGTTACTTGGGAGGGCCACCGCGGCAAGCATCGAGGCGCGGCGCATGCCGTTGCTGTCCTCGGCGGTCTCTTCGTCGATTGCCTCCTCAATTTCCTCCCGGCGCTTGATCGTTGTGAGCAAGTCATCCATGAGCAGGTTCGCAAGGTTCGTGGCCTTGCGAATATCACGGCGGTGGCTGCGAACTACTGTCGCGCCCTCTTCTGCCGCCTCTTCGATGATCTCGGCGTCGAGTTCGCGGTTCGCGCCTTGGCCGTTGCGAACCTCTCCGCGAACCAGCTTGCTGCGAACCTCTTTGCGCACCTGGCCGGAAAGGTCCCGCGTCCAGTTCAAGGCCTTGGCCTTCTTCCTGATCGCGGTGTCACTCACGCCTTGGCGCTCAGCGATGGTTCTGATGGAAAGCGCCCCGGCCCGGTAGGCTCGTTCGATCGCCTCCCAGTCGGGTTGCTTTGACATACTTACCCTTTAAAATCACTGTTCTCATCTACCCAGTAGCCTTCATGCGTTGCCGCCGCGTACAGGGCCGAAAGCGCAACAGTTACTGCGCCTCGATCTCGCTCGTTTTCTGACATGGCATGCAGGCTGAAGATTTCTTCAGCGCCATCGTCCGTTACCACGGCACCGTTGGAGTTGATGCGGACGGCCCAAACAGGAACGTACATCCGAGTCCCTTGCTCAGAAGCCGTTAGCTTCTCGAAAACAAATCGAGCCTCTGCGCCACTTCGCCCCAACATAGGCACTGTCACTGCCCGGATTTGCCCATATGGGCTGTCAATTAATGCCGACCGACCATCCTCCCTCACAACCAATGAGGTTCCCCACGCTTCCACTGGATACTCACTGTTCAGAAGCTTCTCGAGCACTTTGGTCAGCCGCTCGGCGTAGCGGGAGACCCTATCCGTGCCAGCCTTGGCGTCACGAACTTTGTCGAACTCATTAGTAAGCACTTTTTCAAATTGCATGGCATCCTCCTGATTGACTGAGCCAGAAGTATGCCGTCAGCTATCTAGTGCGGATAGATCCTGATGCGTTTATCCAAACCAGCCAGTGGCCTCTAAACCACAACTGCGGCAGTAGGCAGCGCCGCTGGGTTGCCCAGTCTTGCGCATGATGAAGAACGTCTCGGACCCGCAGTTGCAGTGATATGCCTCATCACCTGGCTGCGGGCCGAATGGATACTTGAAGGCGCCGCGATGCGTGCTACATGCTGGGCATTCCAGTTGCGTGGTACCCGCCGGAGCTGCACCTACCCACTCATGCCGGCAGTTCGCACAGATGCATTCGCCTGCGGCGTACGGTTCGCCACGATCCCGCGCCTTCAGCTCAACCACGTTCATCTGGTCACCATCTTGTGAGTTTCGGCATGGGCATGGCCGTGCAGCAGGCCAACGATCAGGCCATGCGGCAGCCCAGCAGTCTTGGCAGCGTCAATCGCCTGGGCGATGGTGGCATCAAGCTCGCCCACTGCCTTGCTGATGCCGTGACCGATGGTGGTCGGCCCATGCATTGGAGTGACGTTTCCACCTGAAGCCGTTTCCTTGCATCGCTCGCACCTGCCGCAGGCTGAGCCGAGCGCCCAGCTACCACGGCAAACTGGGTTCTTGTAATCACTCATACTCACTCCCGCGCCACGAAACGGCGCACTTTGAATTTGTGGCGCAATCTGGATGGCCGCGATTCTGTAGCCGGCAATCCGCCCCACTACCTGGGCCCAACTCAAGCAAAAAGATTCTTCTGGGGAGTTTTACTTAGTCGAACACACCAATCACAGGTATCGACAATGCCCCGTTTTACCCGCAGAACAACACTAAAAGCTGTGGCTGTAGCTTTCACACTGCTTTATCCAAACCACATCGATGACTCAGCCTTGACGGCGCCGCTCAATCCCGCCTGGACCGAACCGGCAATCTTTCAGGCAGTGCTCGCAGTGAAGGGTGTGGCAAAGCCAAACCTTGACCCGCTGCCACCAAATGACCATGAAGATGTGCCTGGCACCCGCCAAGGCCAGCGTGACGTGCAGGGTGAGAACAGCGGTGCCCTCACCAAAGAAGATGCTCTGGTTCCTAGCCATCACCACAAACCCGCTGATAGCGATCGTCGAATAAATCAGCTTGCCGATGATCCCGTCTCGCACCTTCCCGCTCAGCACGCACCAGGTCGCCCAGAAAGCGATTAGGCCGCAGGCGATGGAGTTGATCAGTTCAAGGTTCATGGCTGGTTGCCTCCCCCGAACCTCTGGCGGATGAGCGCCCAAAGGTCAGCGGCTCTGATAGCGCGATTGATGGCAGCCAGCAGAGATCCGCCGAAGGTGCCGAGCAGGAACCCTACCCCGGCAACAATGTTCGGTTCAGTGACGCCGAGGTACGCACTGACCATACCTGTCAGGTACAGGGCGCAGGCGACACCTGTAATTAGGAAGATCAGCCAGGCGCGCCAGTCGGTCAGGTCGTCCTTGTGCCACCAACTGGCAACGATCACGCCGAACAGACCAGCAATCAGCAGATCAAGCCTGTCGAGCAGGCGGTGCAGATACTCCATGCGCTCGACTCCGATGGCACGACTGGAATTAGAACGGCTCACACAGCACTCCCAGCTCGGAGCAATGGGTGTGGCGGAGCCGAAAACAGAAAGGCCCCGATCAATGTCGAGGCCCTGAATAGGTGCGCGGTCTTTCCCGCCGTCTGCCAAAGACCATCACGACGCTGGCACCCTACTGCACCAGTCTCGCCGACCCGATCTCGCGCCACCCATGAAGCGGACAAGGCATGAATGCGCGGGCTGCCGGTGTTTTTCCGTAGCACTGTACTACCGGCTTATCAGTGTCCAGACTTTCATAGAGAATGTCCCATCTGCCCTGAGTTAAAGGACTCTCACAGAATGAATCTCAGCAACTTGCAAACCAAAGACCTGCTCAGGCTTCAGTCTGATGTGATAAGCGAGCTTAGAAATCGAGGGATCTTGAGAACCATGAATAATCCCACCGGCGACTACGCTGAGTGGCTGGTTGCATCAGCTCTAGATTTGAAGCTCGCCAAAAACTCAGTAGCAGGTCACGACGCGGAATCTGAAACAGGCAAAAAAATACAAATAAAAGCGCGCCGGATGAGCCCCGGAAACAAATCAAGGCAGCTGAGTGTTATACGAAATCTGGAAAAGAACGATTTCGACGAACTAGTTGCAGTGATTTTCAATGAGTCATACGAAGTAGTTGAAGCTGTAGCAATTCCTCACTCAGTCATAGCCGAGTACAGCTCATATAGACAGCACGTGAATGGCCACATTTTGCACCTTCGCGGCGCATTGCTTTCCGACAAGCGTGTTAGGAGTATCCGCGCGGAGTTAAGCCGGGAGATTTCTGAGCAACCTCGGCAAACAAGCGAGATGTTCCCGTAACAGCCTTACCTGCTTTCCATCTGCTGAAAACAAAAAAACCCGACACAATGGCCGGGTTTTTTAGATCTTCGCCAAAGGCGAAATTATCACGATGGGGAAACTATGCCATCAGCCGCACGGGAACGCAATAGGCCCTCAAGCGGCACTCTTCATTTCGTAGATTGCGGCAGCCACGGGACTCAGCGCCATCCTGTCCACGTCCTCGCAGCAGTCGAACGCCGAGCGCACAAAACCACCCCAATCGCGCTCCCAGTTCGCCGAATCCAACCTGACCCCGTAGTGAGCATTCAGCCAGGCCCTGAACCCCTCTGGCGACTCCAGCGGATCGTCATTGGCCGACTGCCCGCCCTGGTGCATGTACCGGTATCGGGTCATTACCCCCTTCACCACATACTCGAGCTTTTCGCGCTTGGCCGATGTCATGCGTGGCGACTTGCGCTGCACCAGGTTGAAGATCAGCTCCTCGGCGATCTCACGGGTGTCGTCGCCTAAGTTCGGGCTGTACATAAAGTTGCCGAAGGCACGGACCTGGCTGTGCAGCTTTCCGATTGCTGACTGCACTCGCCCGGCCAGTGCCTGGTGAACGGCATGGCTCGCACTGCGCTGCTTGTCGGTGGTCTGCACCATGGCGCCCAGAAGGCCCAACTGCTCGATGAAGGCACCCTGGCTATCCCAGGCCGTGTATAGGCAGTCGTGCCATGCTTGGCGAGCACTGTTCAGTTGCATGGGCCGCCCTCCTCACGCTTGCGCTTGGCCGCAATGGCAAAGCCGCGCACGATGCAGTAGGCCCCCAGGATGGTCATGCCCAAGAGAAGCAGCTGGGCGGTGTCGAGTGGTGTCCAGGTCATGCTGCAGCTCCCTTTAGGTCTTTGATCTTTGCCCGGCACTCGGCCTTGATGGTCTTCAGGTCTTCGATGGTGTACTTGCGGGGCTGATGAGGCCCTTCCAGCCATGTCACCCGGTCAGCGCCGATGCGGTGAACCAGACGGATGCGGTACTCGACCGCGTTGCCGGACAGGTTGCGGTTGCACTTCACGCACTGCCGGTGGACATTGAGCGGTTCAAAGCGCAGCTCCGGGCAGGCACCCACGGAACGGTAATGGCCGGCGTCCCAGCGGCTGCCGGTGATCAGATCGTGATCGCTGGGCAACGAATCGCAGCTGATGCATGGTTGACCGCTATCGCGCAGGCGAATGTATTCGTTGAACAGCACCTGGGCCTCGCGCATGTGGTCGCCCCGGGTCTTCAGCTTCTCCTTGCGCACCTGGATCTCGCGGCGCTCGCGCTGGTCGATCGCTTTCCGGGCTACCTTCAGGTTCGCCGGCTGCTTTGCCAGGACCATGGCGCACTTCACGCTGCAGGCCTTCTGCGTCGACAGCGATGGCCGAAACTTGCCGCCACAACCCTTGCAAGTCTTCTGCTTCACTTCCTTGAGAGCTGTCCTCACGCGGCCTCCTCCCCCAGCAGATCACCGAAGAACACACCCTTGGCCGAGAACTCAGCCACGATGCGATCGGTGTAGGCGATGCCCTGGGAGCGGTTGAACAGGCTGGTCACCGGAAAGCCGTCCGGCCCGAACAGCTTGCAGTTGCCCATCATCGCCAGCTTCTCCTCGTACGGCAGGTGGCGCATGACGCGATACCAGGCCTTCTGAAATTCCGGGTCATCGTTGAGCAGAATCTGCACGCCGAAGTGCAGCTTGCAGTAGCGCCGGGCATCGGCCGGGTCGCCGACCTGGGTCATCTCGGCAATGCGCTTGTAGAACGCGAACCACAGGGCGTTCTGATCCAGGGTACGGTCCTTGCCCGGGCGCAGGCTTACCACCACGAACTTCTTGTCGCGGTACATGGTGGTCAGGCAGGTGATTGCCTCGGACAGCCTGGCCTGGCAGTTGACGCTGATGCGGTCAGCCATGGGCCACCTCCTGCCGCTCTTGCTCCGCCGCGCGCACCCGGCTAGTCAGCTGCCGGATCTCTTCGAGCAGTTCCAGAGCGACCTCCTCCACCGTCTGCTCGCCGAGGAACTCGTCAAGGGCGTCGGTGTGCTTCTGCAGTTCTGCGTCCCCACCCTTCCAAGCGGCCACCACGGACCAAAGCAACGGTTGCAACTTCGATTTGTCGATGTTCATCAGAACCCCTCCTTGCCGCGTTGAGATTCCCAGGTAAACGGAAGGACGATTACCCCGCCTTCACGCAGGCGATCGGCGCAACGTTCGCCAATGGCGGCTGGCAGTTCCTGGGCGCCCAGGTTGGACACGATGATGGTCGGTAGCTGCTGTTCGTAGCGGCCGTTGATGATCGAGAACAGGGTCGACAGTTCGAAGTCACTGGGCTTCTCCTTCGATGCACCGATCTCGTCGAGGACCAACAGAGACGGTTCGATCAGACTGGCGAATATCTGCGCTTCGGTCTGCTCGCTGGCTCGGTCGTAGGTGGCACGGATGGCCTGCAGGACAGTGCCGATGGTGCGATACACCGCAGTAGCCGAGCTGGTGGCCATGATGGCGTTGGCGATCGCAACGGACAGATGGGTTTTGCCGGTACCGGGCTTACCCAACAACAACATGCAGCGACCGGCCTTCAGGTGTTCAGGGAAGCTATCCGCGTAGGCCTTGCACTTGGCCAGGGCCTTGGTCTGCCCCGGGTTCTCTGCGCGGTACGTCGCGAAAGTCTTGGTGGCAAAGCGCTTTGGAATCAACGCGGCACCCAGCTTGCGCGCCATAGCCTGACGGACAAGTGCGGCCTCGGCCTGACGCTCCAGTTCTTCACGCTGTTTGCGGGAAATACGGGAACACTCCGGGCAGCCAGCCTTGAACTCTCGGCCCAGCACCAGGGTGACCTTCTGGTCGTAAGCCCCGTGGGTTTCGCACTCAGCGGGCTGAATGCGCGTGCCCGGCGGCAGGTCGTTGCTTGAAGGGATCGGCTCAGAACGCATAGGAACCGTCCTCTCGCTGGATCAGGCCAGCGTGGTAATCACGTTGATCGAAACCAGTGTGACGGGATGGCAAGGCTGCCGGAGGGGCCGATTCGTTCAGGCGCTTGATCACCCAGGACGCCTTGAAGCCCTGCCAGCCAGCGGTGAGCGCTTCGGTGATCGCGGTGGCAGCGTCAATGTCATGGGTGGCGCACTTGGCCAGCTCGGCGTTCACAGTTGACCAGACGGTGGCAGTCACTGCTGCGCGCTTGGCCTTGCGCTGTGCCAGCCAGTCAGCCAGCAGCTGCTCGGGCACCTGGTGCGGATTGTCGGCCAGCAACTGGGTCATTCCGTACGGAGCTTTGCGATCAGCCTTGGCCGGTGCCGGTTGCTCTGGGGGGGAAGTAATCTCTTCCGAAGGAAGAGTTACTAAGGGGGGTTCTTTCTTGGAATAGAGAAGGGAGTCGTCGGTTTTGGTCTGTTTCATGATGGAGCCGATTCGGACGATTTGAGCCGAGTCAGACGATTTGGTCTGTTTCGGCTCTTCAACAAATACCCATTCTTTCGGGTCGCACAGGCCGATGTCACCACGCGCCCCGCCCTCACGGAACAGGACGCGGCGGCGCAGCAGGCTAGAGATGGCCTTGGACACAGTATCGGGGTGAATGTGGGTGGCTCTGGCGATCGCCGTGGCCGGGATACGCTGTGCGCCTTCGTTGAAGTTCAGAGTGGCCTTGGCCACGTACAGCACGATCTTTATCTCGCGCGCCGACAAGTCGATAGCCATCAGGCCATCCATCAGCTGGTTGTCCATACGGGTAAACCCCCTGGACTTGTCTATTGGGATGATGTTTGTCATGATTCCTCACACAACTTGCTGTAACGAAATCGCCGACCTCGTCCGTCGGCTTTTTTGTGCCCGTCTTCCGGGCTTATCAGGGCCTGCTCAGGCCCTCCGGTGAAACGGTGTTACGGTTCCCCGTGGATTCCGGGGTTTGGTGCGGTTGGCCAGTTCTCGACGAATCAACTCTGCTGCAAGCGCCTCAGGGGTTACCCCCCTCCGTTCCGCCTCCCGCTCAAGCTGCTCCAGCCCTCCCTGGTCCAACCCGACCTGTTCAGTAGGCATGGGCCCTCCTCCGGGCCTTCAGGCCACGTGCTGATCGCCGGTATTCTCCGAAGCCAAGGCAGCCAGCTGCGCTTCCAGCAACTCACGGCACAGAACCGCACGCTGAGTGCGATGAAACTTGGCCAGAGCCTGAATCAGTTCAAATGTGTCCTCGTCGACCCGGACCTTGATCTCGCGGTCATGCAGGTGCTTCGGATTGGCGTACATGCGGGGATTGCTCCTTGCTGTTGGAATTGGTTAGGCGGCGTTTTTCTGGGACGGGAACGGACGCTGCTCTTGAGCCGACAAGCTGCCGTCCTCTTCGAGGGTCACGAAAACATCTCGGCCCACGCGGATGGCCTTGCTTAGCGCCCCTTGCGTGCAGCCAAGCATTTGAGCTGCCTTGGTGTGGCCGTGCTCTTTTGCAAATTCGGAAAGCGGGATACGGCGCATAGCGACGTCCTCTTCATAGGTTTCTCATCTCAAGTATGACCGCCGGTATTGTTTGCAGTCAATACCGGCGATATTGGAAGCGCGAATACCTCAGGTAATACTATTCATAAATGACTAAAGACTCCCGAAGACTCCCGCTTGCCGACTGGCAATTGGAAGACAGCGACCGCCTGAAAGAGATTTTTCAGAGGAAACGCGCACTCCTAAAGCTGACCCAAGAAAAGATCGCTTCCGAGCTAGGGGATGGAGTGACCCAGGGTGCGGTCAGTCATTTCATGAATCGCAGGACCGCTCTCAGCCTGAAAGCTGCGGCAGTGTTCGCCAGGATGCTTGAGGTTCCAGTTTCCGAATTCAGCCCAACGCTTGCCGCAGAGCTAGAGCAATTAAGCTCTTCGCTTTCACCGGGGAATGAAGATACGCGCAAGAGATTCGTCAGTGACGGAGTTGCTGCCAATACACCATTCCCCGCTGGCGATGAGGCCAATGCAACCCTTGACGACCGTTATGCGTTCATTCCGCAGTACGACGCGAAGGCGGCCGCTGGCCTCGGGAGCGAGAACCCGCATGTCGAGGTCAGGTCTACGCTTGCATTCAAGCGTGAATGGCTGAGGGTTAAGGGCGCCAAAGCAGATCACCTGATCGTCATTTACGCCGAGGGCGAAAGCATGTGGCCGACGATCAATGATCGCGACGTGCTGTTGATTGATAGATCCAAGGTCGAACCAGTGGACGGGCAGATTTTCGTCCTCGCACATGGTGAGAAGACCATCGTTAAGCGTCTCGTAAAGACCTCTCTCGACGGCTGGTACTTACGCAGTGACAACGAAAACAAAGAAGACCATCCAGATCGCTCCTTCCTGCGTAGCGATACGAACGAGCACCGGATCATCGGCAAGGTAATATGGCGAGGAGGAGATCTCTAGCCATGCCCCCAACCAACCCCACCATATTCCCGGCACTGCTCCTGACCGCCCTCCTCACTGGCTGCACCACGCAGCTAACGAATGAAGGTGCCAGGGTGAACCTTGTCACCGCCCCTAAAGCTTCTGCTTGCGATGTGATTGACGTGTTTAAGGTTCAAGGAGGCTCGGCTGACGATGCCCTAAACCTTGCCCTCAACCAAGCCGCGGAAATG